AACCAAAGCTGTTAGTTTGTATAACAAAGCCGCTGGCGATGTGCGAATTTACACAAGCGGAACACAGCGTGCAGTAATCGACTCCTCCGGCAACGTAGGTATTGGGACGAGTTCTCCGCAGTCTGGTTATAACTTAACCTTGTCTGGTTCTACAAATAACAACCTTGTCCTCCAAAGAACTTCTACAACTACCACTGGTGGGTTGTGGTTGTTCGCAAATAACGCAAGTGCGACATCTGTTTCTTACGCTGGGCTTATAGGCCAACCTTCAACTACAACCGCTGGATCAGAGGCTGGTAGTCTGCTTTTCTACACTAAGAACGCTGGCTCAATCGCCGAACGCATGCGCATTGATGCGTCGGGTAATCTTGTTGTTGGAGGTACATCTCAAAAAGGACGTATTGGCTCGATACTTTCTAGCGCAACTACCACATTCAGCAGTTTGGGTTTGGGGATGCTTGGGCTAATGAACTCAAGTGCCACGAACAACAACTATTCGTGGATGACGTTCAATGAGAGCAATGGCAACTACACAGCAGCTATTGGCTCACTGAATGAAGTCCATGCGGCTGCGTCTTCAAGCGTTGTTGGTTCTCTGGTGTTTGCTACGAAGCAGACCGGGGTTGGTGGTTTCCCAACCGAACGCGCCCGTATCGATTCCTCCGGCAACGTAGGTATTAATACGGCTTCACCGGGAAGCGCACTAGACGTAAAAGGTACTATACGGCTTTCTGGCTCAACTTCAGGTTATGTTGGACTTGCACCAGCTGCCGCTGCTGGATCAACTACTTATACATTGCCTTCTGCTGATGGAACAAGTGGGCAGGTTCTTTCAACTAATGGATCAGGAACGCTGTCTTGGGCATCTGCTGTTTCTAAAGATATTGGAACTGCGGCTATTGGTTGTTTTGGATACGGAACAGTTGTTGGCACATCAGTTAATAGTGGTTCTACAACATCAGCTTTTAAAATTGCTGCACCTGCTGCTTGGGGTGGAAGTGCTGGATACATAACTATTTCAGGAACGTGGAGAAACGTATCTGGAAACACTTTGGGATATGAAAGTGTCTCAGACGCACAATGGTCAGGTATTTTTCAAAGGATTTCTTAAATGAACATTAATTTAATTTCTGCAACTAATCCGCAATATTTAAATGCGGAAGGAACGGCAATTACTCTTGATTGTGAATTTTCACATTTACCCGGTGAAACTCATCCTTTTTGCGCTATGCCTACTGATGTTGAAGTGCATGGTCGAGAAGTTTATGCAAGAGCAATTGCTGGAGAGTTCGGACAAATAGCACCTTATGTTGAGCCGCTGCCAGTAGTTCCTAAAGTTGTTACTATGCGTCAAGCTAAATTAGCTTTGCTTCAAAAAAATCTTTTGAATTTAGTCAACGTAGCAATTGAACAGGCTGATGATGCGGCGAAAATTGAATGGCAATATGCAACAGAAGTTAAGCGTAATAATTCTTTAGTTCAAGTGATTGCTTCACAGCTTAACATTACAGAGCAACAACTTGATGAGCTATTTGTTCTTGCAAAATCATTGTAAAGGAAAAACATGAGCGACTCAGTAACTTACACATGGACTGTTAATGCAATGGACTGCTACGTTCAGCAGGACGGAAATCACAACGTTGTTTACAATGTCCACTGGACTTGCGCTGGCAGCTTTCTGAATCAGTTTAATGCAAGTGTCTATTCAACCTGCCAAGTCCCTGCGCCTACGGATTCATTTACGCCTTACGCAGACCTGACTCAAGACCAAGTTTTGGGCTGGATTTGGACGAATGGTGTAGACAAGGACGCGACCCAAGCGTCTGTAGATGCTCAAATTCAACAACAGATTGCGCCTACCGTCCAGACTCCTTCTTTGCCGTGGGCTGCTTAATGCAAGCACTTAAATCCAAAACACTCTGGTTTGCCATACTGATTGCTATAGGTGGCATTCTGGAACAGTCTCAGGCGGTAGTGACTCAGATAGTCGGCCCTGCTAATACGGGGTGGGTGATGCTGGTCATTTCTGTCGGGGTAGCAATACTGCGTATCATAACTACGCAGCCTATCAACCAAAAGTAAAGGAACTGAAAAATGGCCGAGAAAAAAACACAGCCTATCAGCATTGACGGTGTTGAATACGATTTTAACGATATGACTCAGGAACAGCAGGTTTTGGTTAATCACGTAGCAGACCTTGACCGAAAACTTGCTTCCGCAAGATTTAATGTTGATCAACTTCAGGTAGGGCGGGATGCGTTCTTTGGAATGTTAAAAACTGCTCTTGAAAAAAAAGAAGAATCTGAGGAGTAATAATGGAAAGTCAGGGGCTATTCAACATCGTTGTGATGTGTGCTGGTGCTTTTGGTGGATTCTTAATTAAGTCTATTCTTGACTCAGTAAAAGAACTCAAAAGGACAGACGAAACATTGCATAATCGTGTTACTGAATTAGCCTCTGACCTTCCAGAAACCTATCTTAGACGAGATGATTTTGTTCAACATCTTAATCGTATTGAAACTACACTAGCAAGAATTGAATCAAAATTAGATGATAAAGTGGATAAATGATTGATCCGATTTCTGCGCTTGCTACTGCGACAGCGGTATTCGATGGAGTTAAAAAAGCAGTAAAAGCTGGTCAAGAAGCTGAGGCGATATTTCGCCAAATGGGCAAATGGTGGAGTGCTGTATCAGCACTAAATGAGCATGAGGAAAGAGTAAAGAACCCGCCAATCTTTAAGAAGTTGCTGCACTCGAAGTCTGTTGAACAAGAGGCAATGGACGCAGTAATACGAAGGAAGAAGATTGCGGAGCAGGAAAAAGAGTTACGAGAAATGATTTGTTATGCCTACGGCATCGAGGCTTACAGAGAGATGCTGCAAGAAAGACGGAAGATTAAAGATGACAGGGAGAAGATGGGTCGCAGACAAGCAGAACGACGGTCTGCGTTTTTACAAAATCTGCTTTATGGTGTCTTACTATTGTTATGTTCTTACGGTTTGTACTGGATTGTAGATTTCATAATCGGCATGTGGCCAAAGGGTAAATAATGATTACACTTTTAACGACTGTTGTATCTTTTCTTGCTGGCGGTCTCCCCAAGATACTGGACTTCTTCCAAGATAAGTCAGACAAGAAGCACGAACTGGAAATGGCTATGCTCCAGAAGGAACGGGAACTGGAGATCCTCGCTAAAGGCTATGCGGCACAAGCTAGGGTTGAAGAAATCAGGACTGACCAGATAGCAATCCAGGCACATGCCCAAGAACGGCAGGCTCTATATCAGCATGACATCGAGATAGGCAAGGGTGCCAGCCAGTGGATCATAAACCTACGTGCCAGCGTCAGGCCGGTTATTACATATGGCCTTTTCTTACTGCTTGTTTTAATTGACGTTTTCGGTCTATACTATGCCATATCCACTGGAGTTCAATTTGTGGACGCAATGAACCAGATCTGGGATGATGACACGCAGTTGATCTGGGCAAGCGTAGTTGCTTTCTGGTTTGGCAGTCAAGCGTTCAGCAAAAAATGAATATCTCGGACAAGTGTCTTGAGATGTTGAAGCACCATGAGGGCGTTCGATACCGTCCGTATCAATGCCCTGCTTTGTTGTGGACTGTAGGAGTTGGGCATGTCATTAATCAGTCGCACATTAAGATCCCCGTACAAGAAAGACGGGCGCTACCCATCCCTGATGGATGGGATCGCACACTCTCATCGGATGAAGTGGACGCGCTACTTAAACAAGACGTGCGCGGTTTTGAGGCGGGAGTTCTTCGTCTCTGCCCTGTTAATCTTAATCAGTCTCGCTTTGATGCGCTTGTTTCTTTTTCGTTCAACGTCGGATGTGGAAATCTGCAAGCAAGTACCCTACGTATGCGACATAATAGGGGCGATATACAGGGCGCTGCTGACGCTTTTTTAATGTGGACAAGAGGTGGTGGCAGGGTGCTGCCTGGATTAGTCAGGAGACGTAAGGATGAGCGTGACCTCTACCTTAGTGAACCAGAAGTCTATTGAGGCTGGCTATCACCTATTAAAAGCCACTGCATTCTCAGGCATCAAACTCCCAAAGAAAGTAAAGTTCAAGGCAAGCAGGCTATCAAAGTATTGGGGGATGTACGTCTGGCCTGACAATATCCTAATCGTAAACACCAGAATCAGGAGCGTTGACTTTATGCTGAAGGTGATAGCGCATGAGATGATCCACTCTGCCTGGGAGACAAACGCTCCTTGTGCATCTGACCATGAACTGCATGACGCAAACTTCAAGGCACTAGCAGATGTGATATGCCATGAGATGAAATGGAAAGGTGGTGTGTGATGGCTGCGCCGAAACTCACGGATCAAGAATTTATACGGCTGTGGAATGAATGCAATTCCTCGTACAAGATGGCTAAAGTGACCGGTATCGCGTCTCAAAATATCCAAACCAGAAAAAGAACAATCGAAAAGAGACACGGTATTTTACTTAAAACAATAGATTCTCTTGGCCGTCCAGCATACGATCAATCAATGACTGTTGATTCAGAGCGAGTGGAAATAAAAATTGATATCTCTGACGGCATTGTGCTTGTGGCTGGCGATCAACACTATCGGCCAGGTCATGTGCCAGTTTGCCATCGTGGGTTCGTGCATCTAGCGAAAAAGCTAAAGCCAAAGCTATGCGTGTGGAACGGAGACTCGTTCGACTTCCCTACCATATCTCGGCATCCGCAGATTGGGTTCGAGAACCGGCCAACAGTCAAGGCTGAACTTGAGGCGGTGCGTGATCGCTCTGAGGAGATAATCAAAGCCAGCCCTAACTCTAAACGGGTTATGTGCTTTGGCAATCACGACCTGCGTTTCTCCTCACGGCTTGCTGCCGTGGCGCATGAGTATCGTGACGTTGCTGGCACAGATCTGATGGACCACCTACCTGGATGGCAGGCGGTTTGGTTCATCACGATTAACGGTGGCAAGGAAAGCCACACGGAGATCAGGCACCGCGAGAAATCTGGTGTCCATGCTGGCTACAATAACACGAAGGAATCCGGCATAAATATCGTCACCGGCCACGATCATCGGGCAGAGGTGATTGCGTATGACGACCGCAGGGGCAGGCGCTATTCAGTCAGACATGGCATGACCGCAGACAGTTCATCAGATCCCAGCTTCGTTCAATACCTTGAGGGCAGGAAGGTGAATTGGCAGGCAGGATTCGCTGTTCTGACCTACAGGAATGGGGTGCTGTTACAACCGGAACTGGCGCTGCGGTACGATGACGACAGCATCCAGTTCCGTGGGGAGGTTATTCCGGTTTAGCATCCTTTGGCAGCTTCGCCCCAAGTGCTGCCAGCCTAGCCTTATATCTCGACTCAAACATTGTTTTAATTAGCTTGGGCAGCTTTCCGATCTGTTCCTCGTTCGCCTCCTTGAACATCCGTATCTTGGTCATCCTTTCCCTGACCTCGGTTTTCTGATGGTTAGCCACCTGATTGGCTACCACCTCGAACCGCTGAAGCCACGCACCTGCGTCTGGCAAAAACTCGCTAGGCTCTGTCTTATTGGGCAGGTATAGTGGGATATCACCAGACGGCTGCGCTTCGCTTGTAGCCTCTTCTGACGGTTCCTCATCGGTATTTGGCGTGGTGTCAGCCGCCTGAATAACAGGTTCCTCTACCGGCTTGTCCTCAATAACCGTAATTACATCAAGGTTATTACGTATTGGGATAACCGGAGTGACATCCTTTTCTGTCGGGAAATCCTGCGCCTCTTCTGCCGTAATCAATCCCTTGAGAACGTCAGGAAAGGCATCCCGCAGGGCGAAACCCCTGGCCCTCATCTGCATCATGCGGCGGGTGTATTGCGTCCACGGCCCCTGCTTGCCCCATAGCCCAGCCCGCTTTGCATCGTTGACAGAAAATCTGGCGACTACCGGCTTGCGGTCTTTCCGCTTGGCAATGCAGACTGCCACCAGATTATCGCCCTCGCCCTCAAAAGACTCCTCGATGTCCTCGCAGACAGGACTTGCCTGCACCAGCGCCATTGCTGCATCGCCGTAAACGCTAGGCTTGCCGTTGATGACCGCGATATTCTGGAGTGCCTGCATCGGTGCCAGCCCGATCTCGTATCCCCATTGCACACATACCATGATGTCATTGGGCTTGCCCTGATAGGCTTTCGGAACCATGCTTGACTGCGACAACATCTTGCTGAACTCCATCGCCTCGGTCATGGTAGCCGGTGCGAATCCCTTTGTTGTTGTCAAATTCATTTTGACTCCTTGATTGTCAGGTTAGACTGCCTGATTGTGTAGGCTGGCTTGGCTGGAACAGTTCGCTCTGGCTGCGCCTTGAAACTTCTGGTTCCCCATTTGATGGACCACTTGCCAGCAATAGCCAGTGGCTTCTCTCCCATCATTTCCTTTAGTTGCCCCTCCCATTTGCTGCGGTTACTCTCAAGTTCAGCCAGCGCCGCTTTGGTGTCCATGAGTTTCTCTGCCAGTTCAGCCGCCCAATCAGGTAGATTGATTGGCGGAACGTCATCAATGTCAGGAAACATTCTGTCTGCATCCTTGCTGTTCTGAGCAGGATACATGGTGACTTCGCCCTTTTCTTTGTACTGGTTCAGCTTGCCCTGGAAACCCAGCGCCGCTTTGTGGATGGCATTGACCGTAGGTTCATGCCTAGCGTAAACGAATACGCGCATCTCGATGCCCTGGTACAGCACACATACCGCACCCCACTTGTGGCCCAGAATATCCATCTGCGCCTGCAACTGGATCGGCCCGCGATACAATGCTGGCGCATCCTCCGGTAGATTCTTTGTCAGCTTTGATTCAAGGCAACCTGGCCCGTCCAGCGTCAGACTGTCCATGCCGACAAGATAGATGCCCTTGTCAGGATCGGTGCTTATGACCTTGCCACCACCATCAACCCTGCCGTCAAGACTGCAACAGAGTGGGATATCCTTGTGAAAGAATGCTTCAGGGAAATCCGTCTCTGCATCTGTGCCGACCAGCCGTTGCGCCGCCTCGTTCAGAATAATTTTTTCTAGCCTATTGCCCCAGCCCATTGCTTCGTTGCTGATGTCCGGTCTTTCCTTGCCGTTGATCGCGTCAATGCTGGACTTCAGTTCATCGTTCGGGCTGCGATATTTGCTGTAGCCCATCACCGCTGGCAACCTGCTTGCGGACAGCATCGTGTCCGGCGTGACTTTACCTACCATTTTTCCTGCCTCCCATGTAGTAGCGTTTAACGTGCGTCTTTCCGAACCTTGTCTTTACTTCGCACATGTACCCCCTTATCCTTTCTCCCTCTTCCGTTTGCCTTAGATCGTTTATCCGGCTCGCTAACCTTGTTATCCCGTACAACTTTATTGCTTCCAGGCTGGTCAGCGTTTTGCCCGACTTCAAGTGTGCTAACACCATCTCTGTTTGTGACATAAAGTTTTCCTCTCTTCCATTTCATTGAGCATTGAAAACATTTCCACCTTTGTCTCAGGCCATCCTTGCTTTTGACATAGGTGCCACGTTGCACAGGGCGGCGACTTTGACAGTTCGTACACCATCTGAAACCGTCGATGCTGTTGACTTCTTCAACCATTTTCTATATTCCTCAATCGTTTTCTTGACATTAGTTTTTGCTGCGTTTGTTGGCCTCCATTTGCAATCTTGATCGGCAATGTATTTGCCGCGTGATCGCAGATACTCTATTGCCTCGGTCAGTTTCATTACTTACTCCTTATTGACATTGAAAATCCGAAAGCAATCAAGCCGCAGACACCGGAGATATTTCCAAGCGCGGCAGCGAAATTGATATCGGTCCATGTGTAATACATGAGAGAAATGCTGCTGATAAAAAAAGACATGCAAGCCATCTTGTCGTAGTCATTGAAGTTCATTTGCCCTCCGTAGTAAGTTAGAAACCTGAGACGTATGCCACTGCCCACCTTTTACGGTAGGCACATTCCTGCGCTTGAACTCTTCCGCGATCTCTCTGGTGCTGGTCATACCTAGCGCCTGGACTTCGCGTAGTATCGGTAGAATTTTTTTGGTGTATTCCAGTGCCTGCGCCCTACGTGCTGCGCCAGTCACCCGCCCGCCATTTGCTGGTGCCGGACTGCCCAGCTTCTGCCCGCGTTGACGCGCCGCTTCCAGTGCAGCCTTAGTCCGTCGGCTGATCTCTTCGCGTTCATGCTGGCTGATGACCGCGCGTATGCCGAACTCAAGACCGCTACAGTTTGGCATATCTGCCGCCAAGATCTCGACACCTGACTTGCGTAGGGTGAGCAGGAATGCTGCATCTCTGGACAGCCGGTCAATCTTTGCAATCAGCAGGCCGTGGCCGAACTCACGGCATAGGGATATTGCCTGCGCCAGTTGTGGGCGCTCGTCATTCTTGCCCGACTCGATCTCGGTAAACTCACCGACGACCTGGCCTGCCCACTGCTGGATTGCTGCCCGCTGCGCTTCCAAGCCAAGACCTGACTGGCCCTGCTTGTCTGTGCTTACTCTAAAGTATGCAATGTATTTCATGTTCACCTCTTTCTGGGTTGAATATCGTATAGCCCTGCGCTATACTGTTGCCAGTGTAATCCAGCAAAAAAGGAGATGTCAAGTGCCAGCCAACAAACCGTTCATGATTCGATTGCGACCTGATACTAGGGCGATGCTGGATGCTGCGGCTATGGACCAGCGCCGTAGCAGGGCAAGTATTGTTGATGAGGCCATAAAAGAATTTTTGGGTAGCAAGAATCGTGATATAAATCAGCGACTTGCTGCGCTACTGGAGGCACCGAAATGAGTGGACGCATGGCTAGGAATAAGGGTGCGGCAGGGGAGCGCGAGTTAGCCCAGATACTGACCGACTGCTTGGGTGTCAAGATCCAGCGCAAGCTAGGGCAGGCAAGGGATGGTGGCGATGACATCCAGATCGGCAAGTATCGGATCGAAGTCAAGCGCCGCGAGACTCTATCTATTGACGCATGGTGCAAGCAGGTGGAAGATGCTGCCGAGTATGATGAAGTTCCGGTGTTGGCATACCGTCGCAACGGGCAACCGTGGCGCGTGGTGGTGCCGCTTGAATGGTTCATGAAACAAGTGCGCGAGGACATGGATGGCTGACCAAGTTGATGATGCAACCGAGACTGAGGAAAGCAGGATGAACGCTATCCTCAAGGATGCCAGGAAAAAGGCTGCGGCTATACCGCGCGGAGAACCTGGCGACTGCGACCTATGCGGAGAATATACCGGCAGGCTGGTGCATGGAGTGTGCGCCCCATGCCGTGATCGCTATCACCTAAAATGAGTTCATGGCTAGTCATTCTCACCGGCCTGATCTACGCATACATAGCAGCAGAGCAGGTATTCAAAGGTAATACCTCGATGTCTATCGTATATGCTGGCTACGCTTTTTCTAACGTCGGTCTGTGGCTGGCGGTTAGATGACATGCCCTGTCTGTGGACAGGCGCATTCAGACGAGCGCATGGTCAAGCTAATTGATGGCACAGAAGTCAGCAGCTACAGCGAAGAGTGGCGCAGGCATTGTGAGGCCATGTGGGTGCTAGACAATCTGCCTGACAAGTCGAACAGGAGGCTAAAGAAACCCAAGCCCAGCAAGCTAGAGTATTTGTCCAATGTCAGAGACAGTCGCGGCATAAAAGGTTACGAGATTTTAAGGAAAGAGATGCTATGGATACACACAGAGAGACGTGGCAAACGCACCCGCTGATGGATACGCTGTTGCCCAAGACATACAAGCCAAAAGGTGCAAAGCTAATCAAGTTCGGAGTGCTGAACGATTACAGCGAGAGGGAAGAGAAAGTCCAGAAGAATCCTGCCACGATGCAGGATGCCAGCATCATCATGCAGCGTATGGAAATGAACAACAATACAATCAGATACATACGCAAACGTATCACTCACATCAATATCTTAAAGAAGCGGGCGAAGGCTGGTCTGATTAAAGATGACGTAGACTACGACAGGATTCTGAAAGATCAAGACCGCAGGCTTAACCGGCACATCTCACTGCGCCGCAGACTGGAAGCGAAGTTGCACAAGATACTCAAGGCTAACGATGCAATTCAAAATACCCAAGAAGCCCAAAGTCAAGAAGATTGATGCGCCTGACGAGAAGCGCAAATTCATTATCCTTCCATACCGGTGTGGTGCTGACCGCAGGCTGAGTGTCGGCAGGTGGCGGGTTCTGGCTACGGTAGCATCATTCTGCAATCGGGCCGGCATCACATGGGCAAGCCAGGAGCGTATGGCAAAAGACCTCGGCATCTCAAAACAAGTATTCGGCCAGCATATGATTAAGCTAACAAAGCTAGGCTATCTTGAAAAGGTTGGCGGGTTCTGCAATGGCAGGCGCGGCAACGTCATGCGTATGATCTTCGACCCCTCGCTGAACGTGGTGGATGCCGTGGCAATCAGTAACGAGGAGGTGCCGGAATTCCTCGATGCCATTTTGCAGGGTATCCGTAAAGAGCAGTCAGAAAATCCCAGCAAGTCCAGCCCAGAAAAAATGCCAGCGCCCCACAATTTAGGCAAAAATCCTGGCACTCCCAGCGACTGACAGCCCAAATATTTTCCCAGCGCCCCACAATTAAAAACGATCATACCCAAAGCCGGAACGATACCGGCCTCATCCGTCATCCGTCATCCGCCACGCTGTCCGGCCATGCCTATACCGTTCAGGATGCGCCACAATGCGCCACAATCTCACGGCATAGGCTAGGCAATACCAGACCATTGCCAAGCATAGGCACTGCGCTACAGTCAACAAAAAAGGGGCGGTATTAGCGCCCCTTGTTTCGATTGCCTGCCGTCAATACATTGCCGCTTTTGCTTTCTCTATTGCCTGCCGCGCGCGATTCTCTAATTCTGCCATTGGCATGTCGGGATCGCCGGATAGGTTTACCCAGTCTTCGAGCGCATTAATCAGATCAGTTACAGCGTCGCGCAGTTTATCCGTTCGCATTTCCATAATTGCCCCTTTCGTTATATGACGGCCAGCATACCGGCCAGGATTAGCAAGGCGCATACCGCGCCCATTGCATACCATTCACAGGCGCTACTCTTACCGCATGTGCAGCGCCGGCCTTGTTCACAATCGCCAGTGCAGGTTTTCATGCTTTCGCCTTGATGTATTCATTGTAGACTTTCAGCGCGGCGCAGCAAAAACAATCCTTGCATCCGCATATTCGGCCCGTCATCGCGCTAGGGTTTAGCAGCGCATCCGCGCCCTTACTTTGCAGCAATTCACGCGCCATGCGTATCTGATTTTCCCATGTTGGTTTCATGATTCTCTCCAGTATCGTGCAAAGTAGCACGGCGAAGCGCCCTTGCAGGCGCTACACCTTGGCACCTTACGCTGCGATCGCTTCGGCTTTAGCGTCCAGCGCGTTGATATAATCCGCCGCTTTCTGTGCAAGCGCCGCCGCCTTGAAAATAGCCTTGCTGTCATCACGGCATGCTTTAAGCCAGTGGCCGATATATCCGGCATGTCGTAATTCGCCTTGTATTGCGTAATCCTGACACAAAAATGCAGCGCCCATTTCGGCGACTAATTCCTCGAAAGCATACGCCGGATTGCCGAAACGGCCCTTGTCTAGCTGACGGTCTAGCCTATGCTTTGCGCCTGTCCAGTGTGTCAATTCGTGGAAAGCGGTAGCGTAATAGGATGCCTCGTTATCGAAGGCGGTCTTATTCGGTAACTGGATGCGATCTTGCGATGGCATGTAGAACGCACTGTCTCCGCCGTGGCCGATGATTGCGCCGGTCTTAACGATGCGATCATCGCATGCCGGTATCGGGTTGAATCCGCCGACGATTGCTTCCGGTTCCGGTATCTGTGCGTCGGTCTGCTCGATATTGAAAACGTAGTATGCTTTAGCGACACAGTATCCGGTTTTTTCTGTTTCGCCGGAATCGTTTACCGTTTCCTTGCTGACAGGTTTAAAAAATACAATCTGAGTGCCTTTGCTGCCTTTTTTAACCTGAACGCCAGCAGCTTGCCATTGTTTAAACGTCGCCCATTCTGGACGGGTAAACCCTTGCGCCATGCTGGACATACCGCACAGCAACCGGTTGATACCTTGATAAGGTTTACCGCTAAAATTGTTTTTATCTGCGCTGCCGTCTACTTTCCACGGCTTAATCCACGGCGCCGCGCCTTTCTCAAGCTCGCTGATAATCTTGGCTGTAACGTCGTCATATATGCTCATTTTCATTCCCTCGCAGTGTCCGGTAACGTTTACCGTGCGAACACAATACAAAGGTATGAATGTCGCTGTCAACCTTTTGTATTAGAATGTTTTTATATCAAGATAAAAGGATTCGATGATGGCATTGCCTAAGAGAAAGCGCAGGAAACCTGGAATTGAGAATGATTCTCAACAACAACAGCAGCATTCTATACGTAATGAGAATGATTCTTATCTATCAAGTCTCGATGAGTTAGTGATTGCAGTTAAGGGTAGGATTAAACAAGATGAAGTTAGTAAATACTCACTGACGGATATCAAGGTTAGTGAATACTTACTTACTATCATTCATCGTCAGCAGCAAGAGGCGCTGCCAATGCCGAACGCTGATGCCCTGGCTGAAAGTGTCCTGATCCTAGCATCCGGTAGGGGTTGACATGGTGCATACGTTCGTATGTATCGTGTGACAGGGGCATTGCGACGTGTCGCATGTGTCGCGGCGCTTGTTTGCGCTTGTTCGGCGCTTGCCTGCCTGATGCGCGGCCAGCGGAAGGCACCCTATCCCCCCCCACCCCCTGGCCTGATCGAGTGGGGGTTCCTCTAAATTTTTAGGCTATATTTTTGTGGTAGCGTTTTTTAAGGTAAAAGAACCTCATCCGTATATACGGGGGTTCTCAAAAAGAGAGTGGCACCTTGTTTATCTAGGCTGGCGGTGATTTGCCTGGATGCTCTGGTTCCCGAAGTTAGCTTGTTGTCCCATCCGGGCAAGCTAGGCTAGGAGAATTCCACCCATTAGCCACGTTTATCCTGTTTGGTCTGCCACCTACCGTACAGAGGGCTGGATTATGGCCCCACGGAAATAATCATACTACAGCCAAAAAGTGGTTGCAATAGGTTTTATGGTGATATACACTTTTGTTGAAGCCGAAAGCTGATTTGTACATTCCCTCCAGTGTACGCCACCTGTCAGTGAGTAGGCTTCCTTTTAATGGAGAGGACAAATGGCATACGAAATGAAGGCTGGTTGGGGTTCTGCTTTTGGTAATGACCAGAAGAAGGAAGATTGGCATGCTGACTTCAGGGGTAAGGTCATGTTGCCGGATGACACTGGCGGGCAGGTTAGGTTCCTTGATGTATATCGCAAGAAGGATAAGAACGGTAAGGAATATTTTACTGTCAAGATTGGGAATCTGATGACTGGCCAGGCGCACCTTGCCAAACCTGCTGGTGGTGTTAAGGAAATGAAAGACGATATTCCGTGGTAGAAAAGGTAAAGATGCCTAATCCTAACAACGTACCCAGTCTTGATGGCTGGGGCGGGGTTAGGAGCATCAAAAGGCGTTTGAGCAGGTCTGAGACGCTGGTAGCGAATAGGGAAGCGGTGAGTTATGCGCTGCTTTCTATGGCGAATACGAAGATTACTGACATCATGGACTGGGATGAGGCTGGTAATGTCAGGGTAAAGCGGGCTAGTGAGATACCGGAACATGCTTTGCAGGCTATCAAGTCTATCAAGACTAGGATAGATAAAGACGGTAATCCTATGCTGGAAGTGGATTTGTTTGATAAAGTAGGTGTATTGCGTTTGCTGGCTAAAGCTAGTGGCCTGCTGGACGCACCGGAGGATTCCGAGAAACCTAGTGTGATCGGGATTAATGTTAAAGCACCAGATATTACGGACGTTGACTAATGGACTTTAGCGAATATCAGAGATTGGCTCTAAAGACTAAGAAGCCTGGCACTAATGAGTTTGACATGACGCACAGTGTCATGGGGCTGGCTGGCGAGGTTGGCGAATATACTGACTGCGTTAAGAGGCATCTGATCTATGGCAAGGATCTTGACCGCGCTAACGCACATGAGGAACTTGGAGATATCCTCTGGTTCGTGGCGCTGGCCTGCAATGCCTTTAACTTTGACATGGGTGCCGTTGCCAGGCTTAACATAGACAAGTTGAGCAAGCGATATCCTGATAAGTATAGCGATGAACTGGCCTCTGCTAGACTAGATAAGAATGGCTAAGACTACTGAGAAATCTCAAAAAGAGGTTGGCTATGCTGGCCTTAACCTGGATTTCTCAAAGTCTCCGCTGATCTGGGATTTCCTGAGTAGCAGTGCGTTTGTCCGTGGCCTGATGGGGCCGGTAGGTAGCGGCAAATCCTATGCTTGCGCCGCTGAGATTATGATGCGGGCTATCAGGCAGAAGCCATCTCCTATAGACGGAATACGATACACCCGCTGGGCTATTGTCCGTAACTCCTATCCGATGCTGCGTACCACTACGCTCAAGACTTGGATGGATCTCTTTCCGGAGGCTACCTTTGGACCGATACATTATACTCCTCCTATCACTCACCATATTAGGCTACCTAGCCGTGGTGATGCTGCCGGTATTGATTGCGAGGTTATTTTCCTAGCACTAGACCAGCCGAAAGACGTAAGAAAGCTGCTGTCTCTGGAATTGACTGGCGCATGGGTAAACGAGGCGAGGGAACTGCCGAAAGCCGTAATTGACGGGCTGACGCACCGCGTTGGCCGGTATCCTACAAAGCGTGACGGCGCTCCTACATGGTCTGGTATCTGGATGGATACTAACCCGATGGACGACGACCATTGGTGGTTCAGGCTGGCAGAGAAAGAAAAGCTGACCGGAAAGTTTGCGTGGAAATTCTTTAGGCAACCAGGCGGCGTAGTTGAAGTAAAACCTGAAGATCTGCCTGAAAATCCAGAGGCAAACGATCATATCCTTGCTAACGGCAAATGGTGGAAGATAAACCCGAAGGCAGAGAACATCAACAACCTGCCTGCCGGTTACTACATGCAGATGCTTGGCGGGAAGAATCTGGACTGGATTCGCTGCTATGCCGGAGGAGAATACACTTATGTCCAAGAAGGCAAACCCGTCTGGCCGGAATACGATGATAACACGATGTCTGGAGATGTTGAACCTGAACCTGGCATCCCGATACAGGTTGGTCTGGACTTTGGTCTTACTCCTGCTGCCACTATAGGACAGCGCCTGCCCAATGGCCGGTGGATTATCCTGCATGAGATTGTCACATTTGACATGGGACTGGAGCGTTTCGGCCAGCAACTGTTGTCTGAACTGAATACTAGGTTCCCGCGCTTCCAGACTATGATCTGGGGTGATCCCGCTGGTATGGCTAGGGATGCTATATACGAGGTTACGGCATTCGATTACCTGCGAACGCTTGGCCTGAAGGCTAATCCCACGGCAAGCAACGACTTCAAGGTGCGGCGCGAGGCTGCTGCCGCCCCTATGCAGAGGCTGATTACTGGCAAACCTGGGCTGATTATTCACAGGGATTGCAAGCTACTGCGTAAGTCTCTGGCTGGTGGGTATCACTTCAAACGTATTGCCATAGGCGCTGGGCAGGAAAGATTCAAGGATTCCCCAAATAAGAACGAGCATTCACATATTGGCGACTCTTTTGGCTACCTGATGCTGGGTGGCGGCGAATATAACCGCATGACAAGGACTCGCAGCTATGGCGCAGCGCCAATGCAGGGCGCGGTAGCAAAGATGGACTTTGATGTATTCTCAGTCAATTAGTTTAATTAATGACATCATAAAGCCACATAATGGCGTAGTCATAATGCCATTTGCTGAAGGCCATTTCGATTTCCTGAAGATAGGCCAATCCGACATTGTATCAGCGCAAAGCTATGTGGACATAAGGCACAGGATTGTATGTCAGTCCAACATAGGTATTGCATATACGGCGTTTTTGTATAGCAACCCAGTGGCTATATTTGGCTGTGTACCCATCTGGAATGGGGTAGGTGAGGTATGGTCACTCATGGATAATAGAGCAAAAAAGAGTGCTATCTTGTTGACTAAAATAGGATTTAAGGTATTGTATGTCATTGAGCAATACTTATGCTTGCATAGGTCACAAATTACTGTTAAAAGCGCAGATGTAAAAGCTGTACGGTGGGCAAGGGCTTTAGGGTTCAATAATGAGGGAACTCTAAAGAACTACGGGCCTGATGGATCTGATTTTTACATGATGGCGAGGACCGCAAAATGAGTGGACTTTTTGGTGGTGGTGGTGGAGATGGCGGCGCTGCTGCTTCTCTGGAGCAACAGCGGCAGCAAACCGAGGCAGAGCGTAAGCGCCTGCAAGAAGAGCAGCGTTCTGCTGCTGAACAAATGGCTGGCCGTCGTTCCGCACGACTGCGAGGCGGTTCTAGGTTGCTGCTGTCAGAGGCGCGACTTTCTCCCGAAACAGGAATTACCGATACTCTTGGTCAATCCAAAACGACTGCTTGAGGATAAATATGGAAGCCAAAGAAAAGATGCAGCGCAAAGTCAAGAAGGTAATGCGTGAATATAAGTCTGGCAAACTGAAGTCTAGCAGTGGAGAAAAAGTTACCAGCCGCAAACAAGCGGTCGCTATCGCAATGTCTGAGGCCGGTATAGCCAAGAAGAAATAATGGCAATAACATACGTCTATCGGGAATCCGAGAACCAGAAAACACAGCTTGTCGCTTTAACTCAAAAGGATAAAGACGGCAATCAGGTGCTTTCTGGTTCCGACTTTCCTGTTGTAAACGTCGCCGTAAACCATCACAGGCTGCATGAAGGTAGGGCATTTTACGCATTCCACTTAATAAATAATGGCGCTACTCTGGCAGACCAGGCCACTATTGATTTTGTGTTTGCGTCTGCGCTTGGCGCAAATATGCACGTAACTTTTGGCGGTGCATGTGGCGGTGATGCGGAATTGTTGATGTATGAGGGAACTGTTACAACGGGCGGTACATTATATACGCCACTAAAAAGAAACAGGCCGTCAACAATAACAAGTAATGTTGCTATGGTTTTAAATCCAACCGTAACTAATGTTGGAACATTGATATCTGCTGATCTTATTGTTGGTGGCGGAAAGACTAAATCTGGTGGTGGTGGTGCAGAAGGATTGGAATACGTGCTTTCATCACTTACCAATTACATGGTCAGGCTAAAGAATGTATCTGGCGCTAGTCAGGTGGCTTATCTAAGCCTAGAATGGTATGAATAAGAAGCGAATTAAAGATCCTAAAGGCGGGTTGACTGCTTACGGGCGCGAGTATTTCAAGCGTAAAGAAGGCGCGAACCTGAAGCCTGGCGTAAAAGGCGCGGCAGATACGCCTGAAAAGATGCGTCGCAAAGGTTCGTTCCTTACTAGATTCTACACAAATCCCAGTGGTCCGCTGAAGAAACCTAATGGTGAACCGACAAGACTTGCTCTTGCTGCCAGGGCGTGGGGCGAACCGGCACCGACAAATGCTGGTGCTGCTGCAAGACTTGCCGCTAAAGGCAGGGCATTACTAAAACGCTACGAAGCGAGGAAGAAAAATGGCTGAGATGATGAGACTAAAACCAGAGGATATCATTAAGCGTCACGATATCGCTCTGCGCCGTAAGGACGACTTTAGGGATCTTTATGATGAAGCCTACGAATTCGCGCTCCCGCAACGTAACCTTTATGATGGCTATTGGGAAGGAAAAGTTGGCGGATCTAAAAAGATGGCTAGAGTGTTTGACTCAACCGCCATCAATTCTACGCAGCGATTCGCCAATCGTCTCCAATCTGGAATCTTCCCGCCGCAAAGGGGATGGTGCAAACTAGAACCTGGTCCTGACATTCCCGCTGACCGTAAGTCAGAGGCTCAAGCTGCGCTGGATATATACACCGAGAAACTGTTTGCTACTCTGAAGCAAAGCAACTTTGACATTGCTATGGGCGAGTTTCTCCTTGACTTAGCTGTCGGCACAGCAGTTATGATAGTCCAACCTGGCGACGATATCAACCCCATTAACTTCATTCCTGTTCCGCAATATCTGGTTGCGTTCGAGGAAGGTGCGAACGGCAATGTTGACAACGTATATCGCAGAATGCGCCTGAAGGGTGAATCTATCCAGCAGCAATGGAAAGACGCGAAGATTGATCCGCGACTCCAGTTGATGATCGACCAGAAGCCTACCGAGGATGTAGAACTCATCGAGGCCACTGTTTACGACATGAAGCGCGGTGATTATTGCTACCATGTTATCCACAAGGATACCAAGTCTGAACTGGTGTATCGCAGGATGGCGTATTCGCCGTGGATTGTCTCGCGGTTTATGAAGGTTGCTGGCGAGATCTATGGCCGTGGCCCGCTGATTACCGCGCTGCCTGACATCAAGACGCTGAACAAGACGCTGGAACTGCTGCTGAAGAATGCTTCTCTGGCTATAACCGGCGTATATACGGCTGCTGATGACGGCGTTCTGAACCCGAATACAGTCAAGATTGTTCCTGGCGCTATCATTCCGGTTGCCCGCAACGGTGGTCCGCAAGGGGAAACCCTGCGTCCGCTGCCTCGCGCTGGTGACTTTAATGTGTCGCAGATTGTCATCAATGATCTGCGTATGAACATCAAACGTATGCTGCTGGACGAAAGCCTGCCGCCTGACAACATGAGTGCGCGTTCTGCCACGGAAGTTGTCGAGCGCATGAAGGAACTGGCGCAGAACTTGGGTAGTGCATTTGGCCGCCTGATTAACGAAACCATGATACCGATTGTCAGCAAGACTCTCAATGTTATGGACAGCAGGGGCATCATCGACTTGCCGCTGAAAGTCAATGGCCTGGAAGTCAAGATCTCGCCTGTTGCTCCGTTGGCTATGGCGCAGTCTATGGACGAGATCAACAAGGTTATGCAGTTTGCTCAGATCGCGCAAGCGGCTGGACCGGAAGGCCAGATGTCTCTGAAGGTTGGCGAGATGATCGACTTCGTTGCAGAAAAACTTGGCGTACCTGCCAGGATTCGCACTTCGCCAGTTGAGAGGATGGAGCGTATGCAGCAGGCCGCTGCACTTGCCCAACAAGCGGCGCAGGCCGCACCAGAGCAGATTCCGAATATGATTAAAGCTGTGGCCTAATGGCTGGCTGGGAAGATTTAGAGGGCGCTGATATAGACATCCGAGATTCATCCCAAAACAGGGATGACTTGGACCGTCTATGCCTGCGCGTTTTAGGGACTGAGGATGGAAAGAAGTTGATGCAATGGCTTCGCCAGTCCTTTCTTGAGCAACCAGTAGCCTTGCCTGGTTCTGCCTCTGACTATGCGTTTTACCGTGAAGGCCAAAATAGCATTATCAGGGATTTAGAAGCGAGGATAACTAGATCTTTGGATAAAGGAAACCTGTGATGGAAACCCAAGAAAGCCAACCCAGCAACGAAAGCGCAAGCCAAGAAGCTGGCCTATTGGACTCTGCAACCGTATCAACACCAGAGGATCAGGGCCAGCAGGAACCTAAAGCTATAGAACACCGCGCTCAAGATGCAACAGCAGATGATGAACCGCTAGAAAGGCCAGATTTCTGGCCTGAAAACTTTTGGAACAAAGATAATAACGAACCAGACCTAGAGGGCATCGCCAAGTCTTGGATGGATTTGCGGAAGCAGATCAGCCAGGGCAAGCACAAAGCCCCTGCTGACGGGAAATACGATACGTCAGTGTTCGCTAACATTCCTGAAGATGATCCTGTCCGCCAGCATGTTATGGATTGGGCAAAGGAATATGGCGTTAGTCAAACTGCATTTGACGCTTTGGTTGGCAAAGTAATTGACATGGGCGTTCAGAATGTGGAGGCATCAACAAAAACCATCAAGCAAGAACGTGCGTCACTTGGACCGAATGCCGATGCGATTATCAAAGGCATGGTTGATTGGGCTTCTGGCCTGGTAAACAAGGGTGTATGGGGCAAGGATGACTTTGAGGAATTCAAGGTTATGGGTGGTACCGCCAATGGAATCAAGGCACTAATGAAGTTGCGCGAAGCCTACGAAGGAACTAGAATTCCAACGTCATCAATACCTGTTGACGGCGCACCAAGTAAAGAAGAACTTTACCAGATGGTTGCAGATCCTAGATACAAAACGGATAATGCTTATAGGAGTAAAGTCGAAAAGATGTTTTTGCAGACTTTTCAATAACTTAGGCATCAAAACTTATGGGTCACTTGCGTGGCCCATTTTTTTTGTGTATAAGGCGGACAAGGCTAACTGATAAGTATTTTTTATCAGCCCTGACCGTGGCGGATGCCAACGAGTGGTTGCCGCAAGCAACAAGCAACTGGCCCTGCGATGCAGGCTTACCGGCGCGAGAACCCATATATAACTACGAATGAGGTATTAAAATGAGCGTTTCTCTCTCTAACGCCTTTGTTACCCTCTTCGACGCGGAAGTTAAGCAAGCCTATCAAGGACAGGCTATGCTGGTTCCGGCGGTTCGCCAGCGTCGTGGGGTTGAAGGCTCGACTGTGAAGTTCCCGAAAGTTGGTCGTGGTGTTGCTACCCTGCGCGTTCCGCAAACGGACGTTACTCCGCTGAATGTTTCGTTCAGCCAAGTGACCTGTACGTTGCAAGACTGGAATGCTGCTGAATACAGCGACATCTTCTCGCAAGCCAAAGTCAACTTCGACGAGCGCCAAGAACTGGTGCGCGTTGTTGCTGGCGCGATTGGCCGTCGCCAAGATCAGCTTATCATCTCCGCGCTTGACGCTGCAAGCACCAGCTACACGGTGAGCAACGACATCGGCGGTACTGACACGAACCTGAACGTGGCGAAGCTGCGCGAAGCCAAGCGTCTGCTGGATGCGAACAATGTGCCGCCGCAAGACCGGCATATCGTGATCCACGCGAACAGCCTGGCAAACCTGCTGTCGGAAACTTCTGTTACCAGCAGCGACTTCAACACGGTTAAGGCGCTGGTTCAGGGCGATGTCAACACGTTCCTCGGCTTCCAATTCCATGTGCTTGGCGACCGCAGCGAAGGCGGACTGGCGATTGACGGTTCTAGCGACCGCCAGTTGTTTGCTTTCCACCGCGATGCGATCGGTTACGCGGAAGGGATTGCGATGCGTACTGAAATTAACTACATCCCGGAGAAAACCTCCTGGCTGGTTAATGAAGTATTCAGCGCCGGGTCGATTGCCATCGACAATGAAGGCATCGTCGAAATCACCTGCCGCGAATAAGGAGATATAACATGGCTTTTTCTAGCACTGGTCTGAACCTTGTTGCTGGCTCGAAGGCTGGTAATGCTCCGCAGATTTGGGCGTATCAATCTGCTGATGCAATCGCCACCGTCAATACCAGCGGTTACTTTAACTCAGTTGCGTCGCTGATGAAAGTTGGCGACCTGGTGTATTGCTACGATACGGCTACCCCGACCGCCAATCTGGTCGTGGTCCTGTCGAACACCGGCACCGTGGTTGACGTGTCTGACGGCACTGCGATCACTGTTGCTGATGCAGACTAATAGTCGTATAAGCTATATGTAACAAACAAGGGGTACTGCCATTCTGGTGGCGGTACCCTTTGTCTTATGTTCTGGAGATAAATAATGGCTGCTGGTGATTCAGCACTTTCTATATGCTCTGATGCGCTGCTGATGATCGGGGCCAAAGCTATTTCCTCGTTTAACGAGGGGACGGACGAGGCAAACGTCTGTGACCGTCTGTATCCTGATATTAGGGATCAGGCGTTGCTTGTTTATCCGTGGTCATTCAGCTTCAAAAAGACTCAACTTGCTCAGTTGGTGACGACTCCTGCCAACGAGTACAGATACGAATATCAGATGCCTGCGGACAGGATTACTGCTCCGAGGGCAGTTTATAATACGTCTAGCGTAGGCGCGTATCCCATCACGAATTATCGGATTATGGGAGAAAAGCTGCTTACGAATGAGACCACCATTTATGTTGACTATCAGTATTCTGTGCCTGAATACGAGATGCCTATCTACTTTGTGCAGTTGCTCAAGTATATGATGGCATGGCACCTGTGTGTGCCGATTACGGACCAGACTGATAAGGCTCAATACTGGCAGGGAACCGCAGTAGGATCTCCAGGCGAGAATGGTCGCGGAGGATACATGCGCGTTGCCATGAACATCGACGGCCAGAATCAGCCTGTCAACTTTATTAGAGACTTTAGTCTTATAGCGGTGCGTAACTAAATGACAAGATTTGTCAGTATCCAGACAAACTTCACCAATGGTGAGCTAGATCCGCTGCTGCGGTCTAGGGTTGATCTCAAGGTTTACGAGAATTCGCTTGAGACGGCCTACAATGTAGTGTGCCAGCCACAGGGCGGGATTCATCGTCGCCCTGGTTTGCGTTACATCTCAGCGTTGCCTAACTCTGGTGGAGATAGCGTCGCCAATGGCGTTCGTCTTATTGCGTTTGAGTTTAGCACTAGCGACAGTTATATGCTTTGCTTTACTAACAATCGCATGTATGTATTTAAGAATGAAACGCTGATAACGAACATCAATGGCAGCGGCAATCCATATCTTAGTACATCTGCGGTCGGGTTGACTGGGGCAAGGCTGAATGAAATCTGCTGGACGCAATCAGCCGATACGTTGATTCTTACGCATGAAGATATCAATCCTGTAAAGATTGTGCGCGGCGGAACAGATGCCACATGGACTGCATCTGCTGTATCGTTTGATAGCATCCCGAAATATGCCTATACATTGGCTACAAGCAATCCTGCCGCTACGCTGACACCTAGCGCAGTATCTGGCAAGGTAACACTTACGGCAAGCGCCAGCGTGTTTACTGCTGCATCTGAAGGCCAATATGTTACTGCTACCCCGCAGGGTAGGGCAAAGATCCTTCAATACGTCAGCGGCACAGTGGTCAATGCCGTGGTTGAGTTTCCGTTTTTCGATACTTCTGCAATAGCATCTGGAGATTGGACTTATGAATCGGGCTACGAAGATGTCTGGTCAAGCGGCAAAGGCTGGCCGAAAACGGTCACGTTCCACGAAGGCAGGCTCTACTTCGGCGGCTCGAAGTCGCGTCCGTCAACCGTCTGGGGAAGTAAAGTCGGCCTCTTCTTCGATTTTGAAGCGACTGAAGGATTGGATGATGACGCTGTTGAGGCGACGCTAGACACTAATACCTTTAATAGTATAGTTGACATTACTAGCGGTAGAGATCTGCAAGTATTCACTACCGGCGGTGAGTTCTTTGTTCCGCAATCTGGCCTTGATCCTGTAACGCCAGTCAACTTCTTTGTTAAGACTGCTACAAAGAATGGCGCAAAGCCTGGGGTCAGGGTGCAGGGAATTGAGAATGGTACGCTATTTGTGCAGCGCCAGGGTAAGTCTCTTGCCGAGTTTACCTATACGGACGCGCAGGCGGCTTATACGACCACGAAGATATCTTTGCTGGCTGGTCATCTGTTGCGTAGCCCAAAGCGCATGGTATTGCGTAGCAGCGTTGCAACTGATGAGAATGATCTGCTGATGATCGTAAACGGGGATGACGGCACGATCGCTGTGTTTTCGCTGCTGCGGTCGCAAAATGTTATCGCTCCGTCTGAATACGACACTGATGGCGATTTTCTTGATATTAGCGTTGACTTGACAACGATATACACTGTTGTTAAGCGTAACATTAATGGCTCAGATGTTTATTATATAGAGACATTTGATGATGAACTTCTGACAGATTGCGCCGTCACTGGCGGCGCGGCTGCGTCTGGTGGTGCAAGTCATCTGATTGGCGAAGAAGTCAACCTGCTGCTTGATGGTGCGGTGCAAGATAACGAGACTGTGCCTGGCGGCGGAACTGTGACATTCCCGCGATCATCGACTACATCCTATGAAATGGGCTTGCCATTTACTGTGCAGGCCGTAACGATGCCTGTAGATCTGAAGCTAAAGACAGGAACTAGGATTGGTTTCAAGAAGCGTATTGTGGAAGTTAATGCTCTGCTGTACGAGACGCAGCATCTGAAGATAAATAATATTTTGGTTCCCATAAGAACTCTTGATACCGTTAATATCTTGGACAATCCTGTGCCTGAGTTTACTGGCACGAAAACGCTGCATGGGATCTTGGGATATTCCCAAGAAGCGAAAATAACTGTATCTCAGGATATACCGGCTAAACTGACGCTGCTTGGTCTTGAGTACAAAGTAGCTACACATCAAGGAACATAAGATGGAAACAGTTGCTATTGTTGCGTCTGTTGTTGGTGCTATTGGCAAAATTGAAGAAGGATATGCTCGTCAGCGAGAATATCAACTTAGAGCAGAGCAATCAAAATTACAGGCAGAGCGTCAGGCTCTTGAGTATGAACGTCAAGGCGCTGCTGTTTTGACTCGTATTAACCAGGCTAATTCTGCCGCCGCTGCTAGGGCATATGCCGGTGGAGTTATGGGCTTCGAGGGGTCTGCCGGTCTTGTGCAGTCAGTGACGGAAAAGAAAGGCGGAAGAGAATTCCTGCTTACTCAAGAGGGCGCACAAGCAGCAAGACGAGCAGGGTTTACGCAGGCAGCACTATTTGAGCAGGCCGGAGATACCGCTGTCACTCAGGGCTGGTTTAATGCCGCAAGTCAAGTCGGCATGGCGGCATATAATTATTCAAAGATTGGCGGGCCTCCTGGCACTCAGCCTCCGGCACCAGTAGAAGATAGGACTTTAATGAGTACAGATGTTGGCTCTGCTTCTTGGGCTAGGAGTTACGGGGCAAATTATGGCTGAACTTCCAAGATATCAAATGATGGGCATACCGGTGCCTGGTATGCCACAGCTTGAGTTTGCTGCACAGCGCGAACAGGCTAGGCTTGCTGGCGGCATATCTGAGGGTCTTTCTCGTATCTCTCAATTTGCTTTCAAAGAAGCTGCCGCTGAAGCTGAGATCAAGGGCTTGCAATATGGGGCCGAGAATCCAGTAACGAAAGAGCAGATTGATGCCGCAATGCAGGAGGGCCGTTCTCCGCAGGAATTGTTCCAGCAGCGCGGTACGTCATTCGGTGACGCGGCAAGGAAAGTGCAAGCAATACAGTTGCGTAATGAATTGGAAGTAAAGGCCAGGAATGATCTGGCTATTATGAGCGCAGGTATTGATGCTAATAAAGTGAGTGATTTAAATAGCATCAAGACAACTATAGATGGCATGACCACTGGATACGCGAATGTGTTGCGCGGCGTTGACCCGGAGCAGGCGTTAAGGTTCCGCCAAAGCATAACTGTTGCCGGTAATTCTGTGTATGCAAAAGCGGCAGAGCGTATGGCTAAGTTGCATACTGCTGCCATGAAAGATTCTGCCGATCTTTCCGTACAATCAACATCGGCAATCATATCTGATACGTTTAACGTCGAGCAAGATCCAACCTTAGTTGTTGAAAGGGTTGCGCTTGAAAGAAAGCGAGTGCAAGACATTGCTATTCAGGTTGGAGATCCTACGTTCTATTCATCAACCATGAATAGCTTTAACAAAAAGCTAATTGATGCGGTTGCTAATCAAGCAATCAAGATGGGGTTGAAGCCAGCAGATACGGTTAAAGCAATCGATTCTGGTGATCTTGGAAATCTTAGCGGATTGCTTAAAGGGAAGATTATCGACAAAGAACTGGTAAAAGACCAGTATCTCAAGAATCTTTCTGAACAAGTACGGGTAATGGAATCAACTAAGAAACTTGAGGATGAAGGAAGGAAAGATAAATCCATAGGTTATTGGGATGATTTTTATAAGGGGAAACTATCTGGCGATTCTCTTATTTCCTCATTACGCGCAAACGGTACACCGCCAAGTCCAGAGCAAGTAAAGGCTATTAGAAAAGGCGAGGGCGCTGAACCTAAAGGTAGCGATGAACTTATGGGGAAACTTTATTCTCTGGCTGACAACGGCCAGATTGGGGAAAATACTGTAGATACGTATGCCAGATCAGGACAGATTAGCTGGAAGCAGGCTAACGAAATAAAGCAAAAAGTAAGAAATAATAGATCTGATATGTCGCAGGCTAGTAGATTTATTGATTTTAATCTTGGCGTTCCAGATCCGTTGGCTCCAGGGCTTCGCGCAGAAAGACAGAATGCCGCTGAAGTTAAGTCAGAACTTATTAGTGAAGAAAACAAGGCAAGACTTGAGGGCAGACCATTCGATCCAATAGCTACCTCAAGAGAGTTAATAGCAAAGAAAAAATCATCAGAATCATTTAAGGCGCTTCAATCGGCAAAAGATACTCTTAAAAAAACACAGGATGCATTAAACATTAGATATAGCGAGGACTACACTGAAGAGGATCTTAAAAGACTTAATATATCAGATAAGAATTTGAGAGCAAAAGTTATTAGGCAAATGAAAGCTGCCAGAGGCGAGCTATGAATTTAGACGAAAGATACATGCAGTATATGGCTAACGGGATGATTGAGGCTTCCGATGCCGAACTCGCTGTCGCAGAAAAGCCAGCAGGATTTGAGGTATCTCCTATGTTTGGTGCTGCCGCAGAGCGTCCTAAAACCGGCGCTGTTGAGGCGGCTGGCACTGTTGTATCCGGTATCGCTGCAAGCGTTCCAGCCGGTCTTGCTGGCATATATGAATACATTAAGACTCAAGATCCAACTAAGGCGCAGGCAAGGATTAGTCAGATTCAGCAGGCTCTTACTGCCATTCCTCAAACTGAAGAGGGAATGAAGGCGCTGGAATCTGTTGGTAAATTCATGGAGGCAATCGGCGTAACTGGTGAGATGGCTGGAGATGCTTTCTTTAATGCCGCACAAAAAGCTGGGGCTGGTGAGAAAGCCTCTGCAATAGCTGGAACTATAGGTAATATTTTTGCAGATCCCATTAATCTTATCACTTTGGGAACTTTAGGCTCTGGAATTAAAGCGGTAAGAAAAGGTACTGCCGCAGCGACCAAAGCTGTGAAAAAATCCATAACCAAAAAGAATGTTGGTATTGGGGTAGCTGGTGGCGCAATGGCAGCGTCTCCGTCAGAAACAGATAAAAATGCGGAGCAACAATAATGGCAATAGCAACTGATCTGAACCAGCGCATTGACGATTTGGCGGCTATTGCGCCAGACGCACAGAAAACAGAGTTAATGCCTGAAGTCGGGCCTGCTGATGTATTGGTTCCTGAAGATACACAGCCTGAGTTTGAACCGACAAAGGTTGCTGGTTTATCTAAAATCATACCTCAAGTTATAAAGGAAGTAGCTAAAGCACCGCTGAAAACAAAAAGGCCGGTAATCAAAGGGGATACCGGTGCTGTTGGTCCATATCAGGTTATCAAAGAAACAGATCCAGCAAAGATTGGGCCGACCAAAGAAGAGCAAGTAATTCAGATGGCACCAAGTATGCCGAAAGAAGGTGTGCCGTCACCAAAGCCTGGTGAGATAAAAGCTGCATTTAATCTTAATCAAATTAACGATTCCGATAGTTTTAAGCAATTTATTGAATCTACTGCCAGGGCTTATGGCGCAGACAAGATAGAAAAGATTTCGTATAAAGAAATAGCCGCCAAAGCATCAGATGATGGATATGACGAGGCGTTCCTTGCCAAAGTATTAGATCCTCTTGAGAGAACTCAGGCAGATCCTACGCAGGCATACAAGATGATGCTTGCGATTACGGACGCTGGCAAGCGGGCATTTGATCTTGCCGAGCAAGTAAAGCAGGCCAAGATTGCAGGTACATTGACACCAGAACTTGGCGCAGAGTTCTCGCAGGCTCTTGCCCTAGAAGGTTCTTTAATGAAGGCTGCGCGTGGCCGTCAAGCAGATATCGCTAGAACTCTTGGTATATTCTCCCAAGCCAGAACCGCCACCAAAGAACGTGGCGCAATGCTTGACGAGATTATCCGTGGCTCTGGTGGCATAGAATCTGTACATGATCTTGCATCGAAATATACGGCTCTTGATAGCCGTAGCGCAAGGGCATCTCTGTCCGAGAAAACTATCTCTGGGCGCTTGACTGATGTATGGTTTAGCACATGGATTAATGGACTGCTTTCAAGCCCAGTAACGCAGGCAAGAAACATTGCTGGTAACTTGGCTTTCGGTGCCATTCAAATACCTGAACGCGCAGTTGCGTCAATCATCGGCAAGGCTAGAAACTTTGCATTTGGTGGTGAAGAAGCTATACAGATGAATGAAACCTATTCAATGGCAATAGGTTTTATGCAAGGCATGAGAGAAGGATTTGCAATCGGCGGTAGGGCATTTATGAAGAATGAACCTACTGACGCATTTCAAAAGATAGAGCAGGCTAAGGTTGGTAGGGATACATTTGAGTTTGATCTTGGCGATAGCGTAACAGGCAAAGCATTGTCTGGTGCGCTTAAATACTACGGCAATTTTGTTACTCTTCCTGGTCGCGCAATGATGTCTGTCGATGAGATGTTTAAGGCGATCGGATATCGCGTTGAACTTAATTCGCTTGCCACCAGAGAATACAACATTGCGTATCGCAGAATGGTTGAATCTGGAATACCAGAGGATGAGGCCGCAAGACAAGCCGCTGAGATCACGGCAAAGATACTTGCCGATCCCACCGAAAGCATTGATGATGCGGCGAAGTCTATGGCGAGGACGGTGACGTTCACCAAGACTCTTGGAAGTTCTGAGCGCATTGGTACCGCAAACTTTGGTTTTGATTTGAACCTACAGGCAATGCAGGGTGCGCTGCAAAATCCGTTGCTAAAGATGTTTGCACCATTTGTCAGGACTCCGACAAATATTGCGATGGAGGCAATGGCTCGTACTCCTGGCCTTAACTTCGCCAGCCCCAGATTCTGGGGTGATTACAATGCTGGCGGTATCCGGCGTGACATGGCGATGGCTAGAGTTACATTGGGCGCTGGGATAACATTTGCTGCTGGTTCTTATGCGCTTGAAGGAAGGTTGACCGGATATGGTCCGATGCGGGTTGGTGACAAAGAAACACTAAAAGGCACTGGATGGCAGGAATTTAGTTTGGTATTTAACAAAGATGATGTTAGCCCAGCATTGCTTGAAGATTATAAGAAAATCACTAAGGTTAATGTCGGGCCGGATAAGGTTTATGTAAGCTACGCTGGCCTAGAACCTTTGGGAACACTGCTTGCCTTGTCTGCGACCGCTGGCGAATATAGCATGATGGCTGCTGGTGGAGCAGATATGGAAAAGATAATGATGGGCGCATCTTTGGGTATATATGAGTATATGAAGGATCAGCCAATGCTCAAGGGCGTTAGCGATCTCATGAATGCGTTTCAGACGCAGGCTAAAGATATGCCTAGCCGTGTGTATAACATCATGTCCGCAATCTCAAAACAAGCAACCACATTTGCTATTGGTGGCTCTCCTGCTGGCGCATATTCTTCTGCCGTTGCTGCCGTAGAACGGATTATGAAGCCTGAGAAAAGCCAGGTTATGGAGGCATTCAGCGAAGAAGAGAATTCTTTTACCGCTGGGGCAGCGAAAGGCTTTTGGGAGGCGATGAATACATATTGCTCACGCAATCCATTGTGTTCTGACAAGTTGCCTCCAATGCTAGATCCTATTACAGGTGAGGTTAAAACGATTGGTCAAGGTAATTGGGCGGAAGCATTCAATCCATTCAAGCGTTCTGATGGCACTTGGTCTGACGCATATCGTGTTCTTGCACAGTATGGAATACCAGCGTATAAGCCGCCAAAGAAAATTGATGGTGTTGAACTAACTGCACAGCAATACAATCGCTGGATAGAATTGGCAACAAGCAGTCGTTATAAGTTAGAGGAAAGAATCATATCTGCTGGTAATGATAGTGGAATTCAGCGGGCGGCTGAGAAAGATCTGGTTGTTGCACAAGACGCAATTAACAAACACATATCAGATGTGTATTCTGATGCCAAGAAGTTATTGATTATTGAAGATAAAGATCTTGGCGCTGCTATCCAGGCGGTCAAAGAAGAGCAAATGATTGAAGGCAAATATAAACGGTAAAAGGAACTACAATGGCTGATTACGCAATTTCAAATGTTGACCGTCGCATAGTCTATACCGGATCTGCTGGCGTAGGACCGTATGCGTTTAACTTTGAGGTGTTGGCGCAGACGGATATTGCTGTTTACAAGAACAGCACCCTGCTGACTCTCACGACAAACTATACGGTATCAATCAATCCTACCACTGGCGTAGGATCTGTCACGCTGACCTCTGCTGCTACCGGTGCAGATACCATCACCATCGTCGGGGCCAGAGCGATTGAGCGCACGACTGACTTCACCACTGGCGGTGATCTGTTTGCCAATACGCTCAATGATGAATTAGACAGCCAGACTATTTTTGTTCAGCAGGTTGCGGAATCAGCAGAGAGAGCTTTGAAAGCCCCTGTTACAGATCCTACAACCATAAACATGACACTCCCGGAAAAAGCAAGCCGAGTTGGAACTGTGCTTGCATTCCATGAAACAACCGGCGATCCAGTAGTTGGGCCAGATATTGCAGATGTCAATACTGTTGTTGATAACGTGGCCGATATCAATACAGTCGCTACAGACATTGCCAATGTAGACACTGTAGCAACAAATATTGCAAATGTTAATACTGTAGCTGGTATCAGCGCAAACGTAACAACAGTTGCGAATAACACTACAAACATTAACGCTGTTGCTGCTGACGCAACAGATATTGGAATTGTCAGTTCAAATATAGCTAATGTCAATACTGTAGCTGGTATTAGTTCAAATGTAACAACTGTTGCCAATAACACTTCAAACATTAATGCTGTAGTTGCCGATGCAACAGACATAGGTGTTGTTGCTGCTAACATTGCTGATGTAAATACAGTTGCCGGTATTAATGCCGATGTCTCTACTGTTGCGGGTATATCAGGTGATGTGACTTCAGTTGCGGCAGATGCTACGGATATAGGAACAGTTTCAACTAACATTGCTAACGTCAACACGGTGGCTGGTATTAGTGGCAATGTAACAACGGTAGCAGGCATTAGCAGTGATGTTACATCAGTTGCTGGCAATGCAACTAACATCACAACTGTAGCTAACATATCAGGAAACGTCACCACTGTTGCTGGCATTTCTTCAGATGTAACTACAGTGGCAGCAGATGGTACAGATATTGGGACAGTGGCAACAAACATTTCAAATGTAAACACTGTTGCTGGTATAAGTTCTAATGTTAGTACAGTTGCAGGTATTAGTTCTAATGTTACAACGGTAGCTGGAGTTAGTGGAAATGTAACTACAGTTGCAGGTATTTCTGGAAATGTTACAACTGTTGCTGGTATTTCAAGCGATGTTACAACTGTTGCCGCTGATAGTGCAGATATAAATACAGTTGCAAACAACATTGCAAACATTAATACAGTTATAGGAATATCCGGTGATGTTGCAACCGTTGCTGGTATTGCTGGAGATGTGTCTGCTGTTGCTGCACAAGTAATTGGCTACAACTTTTCAACCACAACCACAATGGCTGATCCCGGTAGTGGGAATGTGCGGTTTAACAATGCCACTGTAAGTAGTGTTACATCTATTGCCATTGATGATTTAGACAGCAATGCTGTAGATCAGTCAGCTTACATTGCATTATGGGACGACAGTACAAACACCAGTAGCAAAGGAAGTTTGATTTTCCGTACTAGCGGTGGAGATGTTGCAACATTTAACATCACCAATCTTACGGACAATACTGGATGGTTTGAAGTTACAGTGACACACATTTCATCTAGCGGAACATTTAGTGCAAGTGAGTTGTGTTACATAGGGTTTACTCGCACAGGTGATAAAGGTGCTGATGGTGTAGGTTCAGGTGATGTGTCTGGCCCCGGAGCATCAGTTACAGACAATGCCATTGTTCGTTGGGACACTACAAGTGGACAACTTGTTCAAAACTCAACAGTGACAGTGAGTGATACAGGTACTATATCTGCAACTGAACTCATTACATCTGGCAACACCACACTCGGAGACGCCTCCACAGACACTGTGACGGTGAATGGGTATATGGGGGTTGGGGGCGCTGCTAATGCAAGCCGAGCCGTTTATGCGTCATCCACAGCTTTGACAGGCACAAGCCAACGAGGTTTTAGGTCAGATGTAACGGCTTCTTCTGCGGCTACGTCTGACTTTGTTGCGTTTCAGTCTGTTCCAAAAACAGAGGCTGCGGCATTCACTATCACCGATGTAATCGGGTTTTATAGTGGAAATGCGACCAAAGGTGCTGGTTCTACCATTACAAATTTGTATGGTGTTCGCATAGAAGACCAAACTCAAGGCACGAACAACTACGGCATCACTAGCGCAGTTTCCAGCGGTGCTAATAAATGGAACATCTACGCCAGCGGGACGGCGAATAACCACTTTGCAGGACAAACATTATTTGGCGGTGCTATTGTGTATGGGTCGCCATATATTCAATCAAGAACCGCAAATAGCAACACTATAAGCGGAA